GTCAAAGATTAAGAGCTGTTTTGTTTTTAAATTACAAAGAAAATAACTCGGGATTTAATACCTTTGATAATTACTATGCTAGTAAAATGGAGCAAATTATTGAACATTATAAAACTAAATTGGGATGATTAAGATTTTAATTAAACCTTTAAGTGTAAATGCTTTATACAAAGGACAAAGATTTAGAACACATGCACACGATACTTATAAACGTCAATTAGCTGGTTTATTGCCTGATAATATAAAAGTAGGTGAACCGCCGTATAAAATAACATTAGAGTTTGGAACTTGTAAAAGTCAAGATTTAGACAATAATGTTAAAGGATTTTTGGATTCTTTAGTTAATAAATACGGTTTTGATGATAGGAATGTTTACGAATTACACTTAAGAAAAGTACCAGTCAAAAAATCACATGAATATATTTCTTTTAAAATAGAAACTTTATTAAAATAAATTTGTTTTTTACGTTCTTTATTATTATATTTGCATTATCAGAGTAACGAACTGATTAATACACTCTAACATATAAAACATTCAAACCATTATTGGTGTGTTGACAAGGGTTAGAGCTTGTCTGGATTCGTAATCCAAACACATCAATAGTGGTTTTTTAATTTAAAAAAATGACATTTTTAGAAAAAGATTTGGAACAAATCATTTACGATGCAGACAAGGAATTGTTAGCAGAAAAAGGCTTATCAATTTATGGTAAATTATTTAGGCAATTAAGAATTGGTAATTATGGAATTGCTGATTTAGTTGAATTTAGAAAACCTGAATACAATTATAATAGAAAATTCCATTATAAAGGAGAAATAATAGTATACGAATTAAAACAAAATAAAATAGGTATTAGTGCTTTTTTACAAGCATTAGGATATATTAAGGGCATAAAAGATTATTTAAAAATAAAAGGCTCTGATGATGAATATAATTACAGAATTGTTTTAATAGGAAAAGAAATTGATTTATCGTCTAATTTTATTTACTTAAATCAATTTATATCTAATGAAAATTTAGGAAATTCTTTAGATTCGTTTTCAGAATTTAATTTAAATAATTATATATATTCATATAGTATTAATGGCATTGAATTTAATTCAATTTCAGATAATTACTCTTTAACAGATAAAGGATTTTAATTATGGCAATTTTTAGAAAAGTACATACATCATTTTGGAGCGATAGCTTTACAAGTGATTTAACAGTAGACCAAAAATTGTTTTACATCTATCTTTTAACAAATGAAAGAACTAAACAATGTGGTGTTTATGAAATAACCAAAAAACAAATATCTTTTGATTTAGGATACTCTATTGATAAAGTATCTATACTACTTACATACTTTATTAATAAAGGTAAAATAAAGTATAATGAATATACTAAAGAATTAGCTATTGGTAATTGGTTAAAATATAACTTTAGCACATCTCCAAAGGTTAAAAGCTGCATAGATAAAGAGTTTAAGCTAGTTAAAGATACTGTATTGATAGAGTATGTAAAGAGTATGGATACGTTATCGCAAGAAGAAGAAGAACAAGAAGAAGAACAAGAAGAAGAAAAGAATAAGAAAAAAGAAATAAGAATAGAAGATATTAAGCTATACTTTTTTGAAAATGGATATACTGATTTATCCGCCCAAAGATTCTTTGATTATTATTCAGTAGCTAATTGGAAAGATAGCAAAGGCAATAAAGTTAAAAATTGGAAACAGAAAGCTCAGGCTGTTTGGTTTAAACCTGATAATAAAATAGTTGATAACTTAAATAAAATGGTTTACTAATGGCAGATTTAAAAGTAATAAACTTAGCAGATAAATCAGAGTATGTTATCGACGTTCAAAAGAATGGTGAAAACTTAATACTTTGCCCTGTTTGCTCTCATACTAGAAAAAAGAAAACGTTAAAATGTTTTAGCTTTAACTTATCTAAAAATGCTGGACGTTGTAATCATTGTGGAGTTGTATTAGTATCTAAACTAGAACAACCGTTAAGACTTACACAAATTGAATATAAGCGTCCTAAATGGCAAAATAATACTAAACTATCAGATAAGTTAGTAAAGTGGTTTGAGAGCAGAAAAATAACTCAATACGTTTTAAATGATTTTAAAATTACTGAGGGGTTGGAATGGATGCCTCAAACTAATAAAAATGAAAATACTATTCAATTCAATTATTTTAGATTTGGAGAACTAATTAACATTAAGTATCGGGATGCAAATAAGAACTTTAAACTGTTTAAAGATGCTGAAATGATATTTTACAACTTAGATGCTGCTATTGATAATAAAGAAATTATTATAGTAGAAGGTGAAATGGATGTATTAGCATTAGCCCAATGTGGCATTAATAACGTTCTATCAGTTCCTAATGGATGTACAGAAAATGGGGCTATTAATGTTCAATACCTAGACAATTGCATTGATTTTTTTGATGCCGATACGAAGTTTATTTTAGCTTTAGATAATGATAAAGTTGGTATTAGATTGAAAGATGAACTAGCAAGGCGTTTAGGTTATGAAAACTGCAAACAAATTACATTTAAAGATTGCAAAGATGCTAATGACTGCCTAATTAAATACGGTCAAAACGTTACAAAGGAATGTTTATTAGATGCTAAAGAGTTTCCTATTATCGGGGTGTTTGATGCTAATGATATTCAACAAGATATTTACAACTACTATAACAATGGTTTACCTAGTGGATGTGGTATTGGTATGCACGAAATGGATATGCACTTAAAATTCCAAGAGGGTTATTTAACAACTATTACAGGCATACCTGGACATGGTAAATCTGAATTTTTAGACTTTTTACTTTGTCGATTAAATGTTTCACATGGTTGGAAAACAGCTTTATACAGTCCTGAAAACCACCCATTAGAATTACACTTTAGTAAGTTTGCTGAAAAAATGATAGGTAAACCATTTGAGGGTGCTAATCGTTTAAGTCCTATTGATTTATCAAACATGATTAAATACCATGCTGAAAACTTCTTTTTTATTAATCCTGAAAATGATTTTAAATTAGAAAATATATTAGATTCCGTTAGGCAGTTAGTAAGAAAAAAAGGGGTTAATTGCTTTGTTATTGATGCGTGGAATAAATTAGATCACCAATATACAACTAATGAAACTAAATATATTAGTGAGCAATTAGATAAAATTACTAGGTTTTGTGAGATTAACAAAGTACATTGTTTTTTAGTAGCTCATCCTACTAAGATTCAAAAAGATAAAAGTACTGGTAAATATGAAATACCTAATCTTTATTCTATTTCAGGTTCTGCAAACTTCTATAATAAAACAGCAAATGGAATAACTGTTTATCGAGATTATGATACATTTACAACTAATATTTATATCCAAAAAGTAAAGTTTAAACATTGGGGTCAAGTTGGTATGGTTTCTTTTGCGTGGGATAAATCAAATGGACGTTACTATAAAGGAACTCCTAGTTATGAGAGTTGGATTGTAAGTGAACAACCCAAACCACTAGAAAATAATACTAGCTTTTTAAGTGAGAATACAGATATAATAATCAATAACGAACCAACCCCATTTTAATATGAAAACAGTATTAGAAGAATTAGAAGAAGATATTTATAAATTAAAAGAAAGTAAATGCTACATAAACCCAAATAACTTTGCAAGGGATGTTATCGACTTAATTAATTACTATAAAGAAAAAGAAAAAAAGCAGATTATTGATGCTTTTGATGCAGCTAATAGTGAAATACATAATGAAGACGGGTCTTTTAAAACAGGTGAACAATACTATAATGAAACATTTAATAAATAAACAGCTACTTTGTGAGATTGAGCGTTCGAAAGCTAGTATTTCGTTTACTTTTACTTTTTTAGCGTGGTATTAGAAAATTAAACTATCTGATTTTCAGAATTTTACAAAAAAAATGTAAAATATATTTGTGTACATTAGATATATTATGTACATTTGTCAGCATGAAAAGAAGCAAACGAATAGAATTAACAAATAACACAATAAAAGTTTTGGCTAAAAGAGCTATCGACAACGGCACAGTTTTTAAACCTTACGTGGAAAATATTTTGGAAAA